CCACCGCCACCAGAGCGCTTAGGTGGAGCCTTAAGCTCTGTCTGAGGGGCTATCTGACTTTCAACTCTTCCAAACCTGGCTTTTTCACCAGTGTCGCCTGGATCCCTAAAAGCTGCAGGCCCTGTTTTAGGTGCACTAGCGTTAGGGTTAAGCGCTGACATTCTAGAATCTTCACGACCTAGCTCAGCCTTTCGGCCTCTGAGAGTCCCAGCAGAGTTTTGCCTGTACTTAGGGGTAGTGAACGTCTGCTTTAGATTAAACGGTATGTTGTTATAGAACTCTTGCTGAGCTGGGTTGTTGCTTCCAATAATCTTTTCAAACCAATTTGCTTCGGCCATTAGTAACCTCCATTTAGCGAGTCTAGCTCCGACTGGTAGCCTTGAATCTTTTTATTTCCACCAGTGACAAATTTCTGCTGACCCATTGCTGACTTGTTTGCAACGTACTTTCTACCAGCATCGATCTTGGCCTGCAGTTGTGCACGAGTTAAACCTGACGCAGGTGTGCTAGTAGCGACGGGCTTTTCTTCTTCTAGCTCAGGTTTTGGCTGGAGAGGAGAAGTGCTTGCGTTCTGTACTTGATCTAGCCCATACTGCTTAGGAAGCTGAGTAAGGCTCTTTACAGCGCTCTGTCTTGCCAGCTGGCCAACTGATCCGAACTTAGTTGGATCGGTCATGAATGTTTCTCCGTCAAGAGCACCAGCTCCGTACAGAAGTTCTTTTTGGCCCTCTAGGCCAGTTATGTTTCGGCCAGCAGCAGTACGGTCTTGTTCGACGTCCTGCTGAATTGGAGCGAAGCCTCTGTTTACCATCTCTGGAGTTCTCATTCCGCGAGATGCGTAGTCGCCTGCAACGCTTCTGATTGCCTGCTTCTGATACTGGCGACGCATAACGTCGTTCTCGAGCTCCGCAGCTTTTGCCGTGTTGATGTCAAAGTTAGCCCTTGTTAGGCCAGGTAGGTAAGTTTCAAGATAGTTGTACTTTAGCTCTTCTGTATAAAGAGGGCTGTTTAGAATGTTGCTAAGAATGTTTGCCTGATCAACTGCCATGTTGCCAGAAAGCGGTGGCGCTGCTGATGATACAGGTGCCTCAAATGCGTCGTTGTAGGCTACTTGTTGCCCGCCTTGGTTGACCGAGTACTGGTTCTCTTTCGTAACTTCTTGTCCGTTTGAATACAGCCCAGCCACGTTGCCACCAGCGCCATAGCGGAACAGGCTTTCCCTTAGGTCGGAATCACCGCTTTTTTCGGCAGCCAGAACAGCCTGAAGCAGTTGATCTGAGCTTGTGATTTTTGAAAAGTCTTGAGCCATTATAGGGACCTCAAATAGTTAGGACTTGCGTAGCTACCAGTTGCCGAAGCTTTTGTCTTGGCTGCAAGTGCATTCATTTTTGCTTTTCGTTTTAGGTCGCGAGTTGCGTAGCCAGTAGGGTCAACGGCTCCTGAAGTTGGGTTAAGGCGACCCATCCCGTACTTGCGAGCACCTGCTGCAAAGGGGTTAAACTCGGGGGTACCTAGTACTCCACGCTCGGCGCCTGCCATTAGCTAACTCTTTCCGAACTCGATGCCTTCGTCCCGATCATCGGTGTGAGGCTAAAGATCTGGGCTGGGGCTGTAGACGCCGTACCGTCTGTTGAAATGTATATCTCAAAGTATACCCGACGAAAGCGAAGAGCATGGTCCAACTTAAGGTTTAGTCGCTCAGGCTTGTTCCAATTAAACTCTGCAGTTGTCGTGACGTTGAATGGATAAGGTGCTGGGTTGTCGAAGCCAAACTCAACTGCAGCCTCAAGCTCTGGCCAAGTAAAGGTACCCAGCCAGTCCCAGGTGGACGATGTCATTGTTTCAATTGATACTGGGAACACTTTTGCGGTTACATAGCCTACCGCCATAACCTCAGCAGCCCACCAGTAAAGTCTTTTCCATTCGTTGGGGGTCTTGAAATCGTAGATCTTTGTCCTAATTGAGCAAACCATGTTTTCGGCACCATCGGTAACGCTTAGGTGGTCGCTAATACGGTAAATGCTTTGATCGCCAGTAATTGCTTTGTTTGAGACTCCAAAGCCTTTAATTGCTTTTTCTATTGAGTCAGCCACGCCGACAAGGCTCCTACAATAAACAAATCCAGTATCCGTCACCCACGTTGACCAAGTGCCAGTCTTCATCTGTAATACAAAGATGCTGCCAGAGTAAAACACAATTAAGCGAGCGCCGAGAACAGAAACCGCATAAGGCACTGAAAGTGTTTCTGGTGCTACCGTGGATTCTAAGCGAACTTTCTGGTCATTTAAGCTCTGGAATACGCCGTTGTAGTAGCTGTAGACTTGCTCACCAGAGAGAACGATTACGGCGTTTTCATACCGAACAATACACTGCTGGCTTTCAGCACCGATGCCCTCTTGGACCTTTGCCATTGTTCCCTCTTCTGGGAGAGAAGAAAAGGTGTAGCGATAGGTAGAATCGTTTCTAAAGACTGTTAGATCGTTGTATCCAGCTACAAGACCAGTTATCCATTGGCCGTCACCGCTGTTTACTGACGAGAATGCTGTGGCTACGTTCCAGTATCTCCAGTCCTGCTCAGGGGATCCGTCAACTTCACCTGTGATGTTTGACCAGTACATAATGGACTGAGTTGCTGTACCCTGAGGACCAAAGGCAAAGAGTCTTTCCTGGTGGAGCTCAAGGCCAGCAGCTGCGGGGAGTGTAGCCAGAGTTTCAGTAGCAAGTCCTGTTACCCAAGCGCTGCCATTCCAGGTCTCAGCTCCAGCAGGCCCCCAGTATGCACCCGCCCCATCGTAGCGAGACATGATAAGAAAGCTTTGAAACTGAACAAAGTCAGAAGCCTTGTGATCCCAAATTTGAACCCATGTTGTACCTAAGTCAAACGTGTAAGTTTTAGTAGGCGAAGTGTAGACGCCATAACGAGTACCAGCCTCAGAGACGTAGAACCCCAACATGTCAAAGTGAACGTTGGCTTCTGGAAAAGTTGCTACAGGATCTGGCCAGATTGGAGGGCGAGAAGTTAGAGCACCCTTAGGCGTAAACGCTAGGTTCTGAAGGAATGGCAGTTCATTATCTGCAATAACCGATTCGTCCCAGAAGTTGTTTAGCCCACCCGAGAAGTCGCCTAGCTCAGCTGACCGCTGCCTTACTGTATCAGACATAGTCTAATGGATCTGGGTTGACGGAAGAATACTTATCACTCTGTGAGATGTTCTCCTTGTAGCTGAGCCTGTCTAGTCCGTCTCTAAACTGGGACATCTTCATGCCTGCTGCTGCGTAGTTTTCGTCATACTCTAGCGCTTGCATCATGCAGTAATCTACAAGGTTGTTCATGTAGCGATCTGGGATACCTAGAGGGCTATTCGAGTCTGTGACAGCAGTTGGCTGCTTGACGTACTCAAGCTTTAGGCCCCCAGGAAAGCTGTTCTCAGGTGTTGGGTAAAAGGTAATTACGCCAGCACGCTCGTACCAGCAATCTGGGTACTTTGATTTTGCGTCCCTTGAGGGGTCATCGGCAAGAATAAAATCTCTAAAGCCCTGTGGCGAAAGGTTTTTTATTGGCCTGCCGTCCACGTAGATGGCTTCGATGTACTGAACTCTGTCTGTAGGGAACGTGTACTCGGCCTGACCCGCAACAATGTCAGAGGTTTTTACGTCTTTGAGAATTGGGTTAGAGTTTACAATCTCCTGCTGACCGTCATTAATCCATCGAAAGACTACATCGTCAGTAAGCTGAGCCCCTGAGTTGTCGCCAAACTGGGTCTTTACCCGCTGGACAACATCGAGTGCTGTTTTTGAGAAGATCTCTGCTGGCATTATTTCCTAAGCGTAGTTCCATCATGGGTGTAACTATTTTTCTTGGATTTCATGATTGAACCCATGACATCCTTCCGCTCTTCCATCCATTCTACCTCACGTTTGGCTTCAACTGCCTTGTTAGCCATCTCTAAAATGTCAAGTTTATTTGTTTTTGCGTCGGGATCTGAGCTGTTATTGTCGATCAACCAAGCGACTATTCTGTGATCAATTTCAGATTCCACAAGTGTTCTAATGATGTAAGGGGGCAGCATGTGAGGCTCGTCAATAAGCGCAAAGGGGTTATTGGGATCGTATGCTGGGTGCAGGCTGTCTAGCTTAGTAAGCCTGACAGTAGGAAAAATGTCTTTTATTACGGCAGCTACTCGGCGCTGCTTCTCTGTGTAGAGTCCGTCGATCTTATCAAATTCAATGTATGGCATTGAGTCTCCTTTTTTCTTTAAGTATAGTAAGAAAAAACCCGCTGGACCAGGTGAGACGGCCCTGGCCCAGCGGGAGTTTTTTCGCTTCTTTTTACAGCTCGGCGATACCCGTTAGTTTTGCGTGAGCATTTCTACGGTATGTACCTAGTTGGCTGTACTGGAAGTAGCGAGCTTCGTATGCGTCAGTGTCAGCGACACGTGACCACATTGAACCATCGCGGTCCATCCATGACCAGTCCTTCTTGCGGTTAAGAACGATCTCTTTGCTCGATAGAGCGAAGAGGGTGTTCTCAGGAGCAGCGTAGTCAGATACGAACTTGATTGGCTTACCCAATGCGTCGAAGCTGAATGCACGCTGTCCACCAGTCAAGGTAGCACCGTTGGTGAACTGACGTAGGCCCTGTAGTAGGTTCCAGTATGCGTTGAACACACCTGGGCTTGCTAGCATGACGTCAACATCTCCACCCTTCTTGTCAACACCCTGAACGAGGTTGATAAGAGCGAGCTCGGTTAGAGTACCTGGAGTTCCGCCAGACGAGATGTCGGTAACAGTTGACTGCCAAGTTGCGTAGTCAGCTGAATCGATCCCGTGTAGCTCGCCTGCGCCAACGATGGCAGCAAGTCCATTCCACTCTTTGTTGTACGAGTTAGCGTTGTTTGATCCGCGAACTAGAACATCGGCACCAGCAAGAGCTGAGATTGTACCAGTAACGGTAACAACCTTAGTGGTCTCGTTGATTCCAACAACGGTTAGTTCGTTACCTGAATCGGAAGTAGCTGAGGTTCCTACGTCGATTCCAACAAGGATCATACCTTCCTGTACCCAGTGGGTAGAGTCAACGGTGATGTCCTGGCCAGATACAGATACAACGGTGGCGATAGTTCCTGTGCCGTCGCCGTAAACCTGACGGTTTAGGTCAACTGCTAGATCGCGCTTTAGACCCTGGATTTCCATGTCTACAACGTTGATAAATGCCTGGTAATCTTCTGCAGCCTGCTCGAATAGCTGGCCATCTACTTCAATTGCACCGTAAAGGTTTGTTAGGTAGAGGTGTGCCTGCTTGTACTTCTGAGCGCCTGCGGTTGGTAGCTTCTCACGAACGCCACGTGCACCAATACCTTGGTTACGTCCGATGTGAGTGTCGAAAATTACTTCTTTGCCATTGCGAGTGATGTTTGCTGACGATGATTCAATCATTTGCAGCGCAGGGTTCTTATCCCTTAGCTGCTCGTGAAGATCGCCATACACAAGCTTAATAGCCTCGGAAGCAAAAGTCAGAATTGACTGTCCTGCCATGAGTAAGACTCCTAATATAGAAAATGGGTTTTTTTACATCGTCAACGCCCTGACCACCAGATAGTGGCTGTACTTATGACTTGTCTAGGATACCATACATTAGAAAATCCCTAGCCTAAAGTACAAGGCTAGGGATCTTCTAGTGTCTACTACAAACTGTTTGCAGTACCCTTTAGCTGAGCCTGAAACATTTGCTCTAGCATCGCTTTTTTGCCTTTTTCATCCTTAGGAACGGTCATGGCTTCTGAGGGGATTCCAGCGCCACCGCCGTTACCAACTATAAATGGTGCACCTTCTCTTGGAAGATCGCCACGTACCGCGTACTTTACGCCAGTGATTTCTGCAAGCTCACGTGCAGCGGTGTACACGGTTGCGTCTTCACCACGCTCAAGCTGAACTTCCATTAGCCTAAGAATGCGATCTACTGTCGGTCCTGGGATGTCGTACTTGTTAGTCATTTCCGTGATCTGCTGATCTAAGATAACAGTCTCGCGGTCAACTTCTTTTTGGTACTCGATGCTCTGGATGTACTCTTCTTGCTGATTAAATTGGGCGTCTCTACGGTCGAACTCCTTTTTGATAGCAGGATCCATTTCGTAGTCGCTGTCATCTGCTTCCTCAGCTTCGTCAGCAACTTCATCTGCTGCTTGCGCTTCGTCAATTAGGCCCTGGCTACGTAGGTGCTCAGCCAAGTTTCTGTAGAGAGAAACTGGGTCGTTGACTGCGACGTCAGCCAGCTTCAGGCTATCCCTTAGCTGATTTGGGTCGTAATCCAAGAACTCTTTTAGAGGGGTGTACTTCTCTAGCTGCTGCTGGAAGTTCTTGTCCTGCTCCTGTAGATGCGGGATTACCTTATCGTGCCAAGCAGCTGGAAGCTCAGAAAGCAGCTTCTCATACGCTGGGTGTATTTTGTCCTCAGCTTGAGGCGGTGCTGCAACCTCTGCGTCTGGCGCTCCTGTTTCACCTGAACCAGTATCTTGTATTTCTTCTTCAACCTCAGGGTTGATGTTTATTTCTTCGGACATGCGTCTCCT